GACTCAAAATCGCTTCCAACCCCGTCCCATTTCTGCAACGGTCCCTGAAATGCTGAGAAACCCTGGGCTTTCTGCCTGGGGTTTTTGTTTTTTCTAACCGTCCCACTTCTGCAACCGATTTTGTGACGCCGGATTTTGTGCCCGTCACAGCGGGGGAATAGCGTCCTAAGCGGGGGTTTAGGTTGCGCCTCCAGTCCGATGACCAGCCCCCAGGACACACGGCTGGGTCACAGATGTGACCGAACCCGCCGATTAGGTTGCACCTACACCGGGACCTCCCGCGAGCAGACCAGTACAGGTTTCAGACACAGGAGGAGAGATCATGGGTAAGTACGAGAATCCCCTGATGGACACTCAAATCTGCCTTGAAGAGGAGATGATGATTGCTGGCCGTGAGGCCTTCTACCGGCTGATTGATGAGGCGAAGGCCAGGGGCGAGGAGAGCAGCACCGGCTACGGTCAATGGCTGCTGAAGTGTCTGGTCCTCCCCATGAGCCAAGCCATCGAGTCCTTCGTCGGGCGAGCCAGCACAGGGAAGGCCGGTAAGCACCACTCCTCGGTCAAGTACATGAAGCTGCTTGACCCCGAGGTCATCTCCTACCTGACCCTCAAGACCGTGCTGGACAGCATCACGAAGCAGGAGACCCGGCAGCGGGCGGCAATCCGTATCGCCACCGCCATTGAGGATGAGGTGTGGTTCCAGAAGTTCCGGGCCAAGGAGAACGAGAAGTTCAAAATCACCGAGAAGAAGATCGCTGGGTCGAGCCGAGAGCGGTCCAAGGTCATCATGCGCCTGATGGCGAACCGGGCGGGGATCGCCCACGACAACTGGCCGCAGAAAGACAAACTGCACCTGGGTCAGAAGCTCTTGGACATTTTGCGGTCCAGCACCGGGCTGATCGACTATACCCGCCACACCATCGGGCCACGGAACACGGTGTATTACGTCGTGGCATCGGAACAGACGATGGCTCAGATCGCCAACGTCAACGAGCGTATGGAAATCCTGACGCCCCACCTGTGGCCGACCGTCGTACCGCCCAAGCGCTGGACCACCCCCTTCAACGGCGGCTATTGGTCTGGGCTAGTGCGGCGGCTGCCGTTGGTGAAGACCGGCAACAGCAACTATCTGGAAGAACTGCAACACCTTCCGATGGACGAGGTGTACCGGGCCATCAACACCATGCAGGAGACGCCCTGGCGCATCAACCGACGTCTCCTCGCCGTGCTGCGGGAGGCTTGGGATCGCGGTCTCCAGATCGGTAAGCTGCCCCCACAAGAGGCCATTCCGGAACCGGCCAAGCCTCTATGCCTCCTCCGTGAGGGTGCGCTCCTGACGCAGTGGCGGAAGGAGAAGAACACTCAAGCGGTCGAGGCCTGGATGCAGCGCCATGGGACGGAATTCAAGGCATGGAAGAAGGAGGCTGCGTTGGTCCACCAGATCAACACCAAGCTCAAATCCAAACGTATCCAGGTCCGTAAGACCATCGAAATGGCCGAGAAGTTCGCCGTGTATGAGCGCATCTACTTTCCGCACCAGATGGACTTCCGAGGCCGGGCCTATGCCGTGCCGATGTTCCTCAACCCGCAGGGTCCCGATTACGCCAAGGCCCTGCTGACCTTTGCGGACGGTAAACCGATCAAGGACGCTGCGGCGGCAGGTTGGCTCGCAATCCACGGGGCCAATCTCTTCGGCTTCGACAAGGCCTGCTTGGAGGACCGCATCGGGTGGGTGGACGAGAACGAGGACGCCATCCTCACCTCCGCGCTGGACCCGCTTGGGGTTGGGCTGGACTTCTGGACGAAGGCAGATAAACCTTGGCAATTCCTGGCCTTCTGTATGGAATGGCAAGCATTCCAGGAACATGGGTGGGGGTATGTTTCCTCGCTTCCCATTGCCCTTGATGGGTCCTGTAATGGTCTCCAACACTACAGCGCCGCTCTTCGGGACCCGGTAGGAGGCGCAGCGGTAAACCTCCTCCCCTCCGAACTGCCCCAGGACATCTATGCCAGGGTCGCAGAGGTAGTCGTGGACGAATTGCGCCTAAATCATCCCAGAACTGGGACGGAATCGGATATGGCACAGAAATGGCTGGCTTTTGGCGTTGACCGGAAAATAACCAAGCGCTCGGTGATGACCCTTCCCTACGGCTCAACGCAGTTCTCCTGCCGGGAGTTCATTGAAGAGGCCATTCGGGAGAAGCTGGATGATAAGGCCCGCATCGCCTCGGTGGAACGAGGCATCCCCTACAAAGAGGCCTGGAATGAAGCTAATCCGTTCCGCACCGTCCGCTGGATCGAGGACCATCCCCAGGAGGCCGATGGTATTTTCGAGGCCAGCCTGTTCCTTCAACCCATCGTGTGGGAGGCCATTGGGAAAGTCGTCAAGGCCGCTCGGATCGGAATGGACTGGCTCAAGGAATGTGCCCGTCTAGCCGCGACCGAAGGATTGCCCATCAACTGGATCACGCCGGACGGCTTCCTGGTCCAGCAGGCCTATAAGGAGACCAAAGCGACCCGAGTAAAGACCATCCTGGATGGGGAAGTGGTGTACCTGACCCTTCAGGAAGAATTACCCACTATCGACAAACGCCGTCAGGCACAGGGCATTGCTCCTAACTGGGTCCACTCGATGGATGCCACGGCGCTGCGGATGTACGTCAACCTTGCCAGGGACAACGGCATCCGTCATTTCGCCCTTGTCCATGACAGCTACGGCACGGTGGCCGCTGACGTAGAACTGATGGGGGCCTGCCTCCGCAAGGCCTTCGTGCAGCTCTACACCGAGAGTGATCCCCTAGCCGAATTCCGAGTGGACGTGGCGTCGATGCTCGGGGATGACCTCCTTGAGCAGCTCCCGCAGCTCCCTGACAAAGGCGACCTCGATGTCACCTTAGTGGAGGAGTCTGCCTTCTTCTTCGCCTAATCGTCCCACTAGTGGGATTGTATCGTGGGTGGGATGTGTCTCGTCCACGAGACATATCCGCCCGCCCATTAGGTTGCACCTACACCGTGAAGAACCGCTGACCGCTCTTGAGTGGCGGCGAAGTCAAGGAAAGACGACATGACCAAGACCAACCTGTCCACCTTCACCTTCAACACCTCCTCCATCCGCGTGGTCACCATCGACGGCGAGCCGTGGTTCGTGGCGAAGGATGTGTGTATCGTCCTGGGCCTGAAAGGCTACCCGTCCTTCCACACCGCTAAGCTGGACCGTAGCGAAGTGCAGAACATTCCGGTGTCTAAGGCTAAGAACCTTAGACTGGCCGACCTCTTCGGTCCCAAGGTTCCCGTGGTCGCCCTCATCTCCGAGAGCGGCCTCTACAAGCTGGTCATGCGGAGCGACAAGCCCCAGGCCAAGCCGTTCCAGGACTGGGTGACCAAGGTCGTCCTCCCGGCCATCCGCAAGGACGGCGGTTACATCCTGGGCGAGGAGAAGGTGGTCACCGGCGAGATGGACGAGGACGCCTTGGTCCTCCGCGCCTTCGAGGTGCTGAAGCGGAAGGTGGACCGACTGACCACCGAGCGCGATACCTTGGCGGCGATCATCGAGACCGAGTTGAACCTCGTCACCATCGACGAGTTCCGCGCCCTCCTTCACCAGTATTGGGACCCGTCCTACCGTGCTCGGGTCGCGTCCAAAGCCAGCCGTCTCGCCAAGGAGCGAGGCCTGAAGCTGGAGAAGCAGGAGCGGGACAAGGTGATCGAGAGCGGCAAGACCATCAAGGTCTACGTCAACGTCTATCCCCGCGCTCTGCTGGAGGAGGTCGTTGCCTCGCTCGCCTAATTAGGTTGCACCTACACTCTGACCAATCCCGGAGATCGACATGAAGCTCACGATCCGCATGAACGCTGCGGAGGACGTGGTCGTCATCGACGGTCACACCTTCGACCGCACCGGGCTGGACCGTAACCAGCGCTATGCGATGGCTGCTCTGGTGCGGGACGCCCTGTTCCCCCGCCAACCTGAACGCAAGCGCAAGCCGAGGAAGTCCCATGCGAAGCGTCGTCGCTGACAGCCTCAACAACATCCCGAGCTACCACGTCGCCAACGCTACCTTCGCCCTGATCGACCGGCTCCAGTCGGACCAGCGGCCCGGCCTCCACATCGCCACTGCCGCTGCGCTGTTTCTACTGATCTGCGAACGCTATGGCGTTTCGGCTCAGGACGCCTTCACCGTCACCAAGAACCTGATGAACGATGCGGACAACCGCTTGGTGCCGCAGTTTGCAGCCATCCGCCAATACCTCGCCAACGAGCTGGCCTGATTAGGTTGCACCTACACTCCTGATCAACCCCCGAGGACTGTCATGCAAAGCACACTCTCGACCGCCATCGCCCTTTGGCGAGCCGGTAAGCCGATCCCGCTGACCATCTTCGCGGCTCTGGCCGAGCAGGGCTATGACGTGCCTGCCCTCGAACGCTTTTATCGCCGCCAGACCGTCCCACAAAAGGAACCGTCCCATGTATGACAACGACATGATTTTCTCGACCGAAGGCACCGGCACCCTGCACGAATTGGCCGTCGAGACCGTCCAGCACATCACCGTCGCCGCCCTGCTGGGGCTGGATGTGGAGGTGAAGGTGAGCGACCCGGCTGCCTTGAAGCTGGTCCAGGACCTGATCGACTCGGCAGTCGAGCATGACGTCATTGAAGGGGATCAAGTCACCGTCACTCTGATGGAGGTCTAAGTCATGGCCGACAAGAAGCAGAAGCGGCCTGTTCACAAGGTTCGGGGCATCGCCGGGTTCCCCTGGCTGAACCGCCCGGACACCAAGTTCAAGGCCGAGGGTATCTACAAGACCAATCTCACCGTCCCTGGCGACGATGCCCAGGCCACTATCGAGGTCATCGAGGCCGCGATGAAGGAAGCCGAGGCCGAAGCCAAGGAGAAGGCCAAGGCCAAGCGAAAGACGGCCAAGCCCGCAGACATGCCCTTCGACCCGGAAGTGGACGACGAAGGCAACGAGACCGGAGCGGTCGTCTTTAAGTTCAAGTCCACTGCCTCGGGCGTGTCCAAGAAGACCGGCAAGCCCTGGACGCGGACCATCCCGATCTTCGACGCCAAGGGCAAGCCGTCCAAGGCGAACATCTATGGAGGCTCGGAACTGGTGATCGCCTTCACCGCCGAGCCGTGGGTCAACGCCAAGCTGGAATATGGCGTGAAGCTCCAGCTTGAGGCCGTGCAGATCATCAACTTGGTAACCGGCGGTGGTAGCCGCTCGGCCAGCGCCTACGGCTTCGGTGAGGAAGACGGTTACAGCGCCGACGATGAAGAAGAACTGGGTCAGGCCGATGACGGCGACGAGGACGAAACCTCGGAAGCCGAAGACGGCGACGACGACTTCTGATCCGGGCTTGAAAAATGGGTACCGCAGCGGTCTAGAAGAGGAGATCGCTGCGGAGTTGGAGGCCAGAGGGGTCCCCGTCCGCTACGAGGTCCCCGATACCGTCATCCCATATACCAAGCCCGCCCGAATGTCCCGCTACACCCCCGATTTCGTCCTGCCCAATGGGATCATCATTGAGACCAAGGGCAGGTTCGTCACCGCAGACCGACAGAAGCACCTGCTGATTAAACAACAGCATCCTGATCTGGATATCCGCTTCGTCTTCTCCAACTCGCGTCAGCGTATCAGCAAGCAGTCGAAGACCACCTACGCCGATTGGTGCCTCAAGCACGGCTTCCTGTTCGCTGACCGCACCATCCCCGAAGAATGGATCAATGAGCCGCCGCGTCGATAAGCTGGTGGTTCACTGCTCGGCCACTCCGGAAGGTCGCGACGTTTCCGCAAAGGACATTGACCGCTGGCACCGGGGACAAGGCTTCCGCAAGATTGGCTACCACTATGTCATCCGCCTGGACGGCACCATCGAGAAAGGCCGAGACGAGGCCGAAGTGGGTGCCCATGTCCAAGGCCACAACGCCAATTCCATCGGCATCTGCCTGATTGGCGGGGTTTCCGCGGATGACCCGAAGATCGCCAAGGACACCTACACGCCTGAGCAGTGGACCAGCCTGGAAACACTCCTGCGTGACCTGCTGACCCGCTACCCCCACGCTGAAATCCTGGGGCACCGGGACTTCCCTGGTGTCGCCAAGGCCTGCCCGTGCTTCGACGTGAAGTCTTGGTGGGCCTCCCGGCAACAGGCGTCCAAGCCTGTCTGTCCGACCTGCAACCGCCTACTGGATTAGGTTGCACCTACACTCCTAACAGCCTCCGTCTCCTCTCAGTACCTCGCCCCCGGCCCATAAGGCTGGGGGCTTTTTCGTTTCTGCGTCCTTACGCATCCGACGACTGGAAAGGAAACAGCCATGTATCTGACGCTTGCCCAGCGTTCCGCCCTCACCCCCCTCGCCTATCAGATTTTCCATCACATGAATCGCCTGGGACATATCTCGGCGCTGGACGCCCTGCGGGCCTTCGGCATCACCTCCGCATCCTTGTCCCGCCGCATCTGCGACCTGGAGGAGGTCGGCGTGAAGATTGAACGGGAGCGTGCCCTGGATTCCCTGACCGGGCGCAAGTACACCCGCTACAAGCTGGCCCGTAGTCAAGCCGCTGCGTGAGGTAGAGCCTCATGAGTCCCGGCGGCGAGGCCTCAGAGTTCGTCGCCAAGGAGCCGTGCCCGGTATGCGGGTCCAGGGATAACCTGGCCCGCTACTCGGATGGTCACGGCTATTGCTTCGGCTGCGGTCACTACGACCCAGGCGACGACTCGGTCCCATCCCAATCCCGCCTCCAGAGCAAGCGCATGTCCGACCTTCTTCAAGGTGAGGTCCGCGCCCTCAACAAGCGCGGTATCAATGAGGCGACCTGTCGCAAGTTCGGCTACCGGGTCGCCACCTTCAATGGTCAGACCGTCCAGGTAGCCGATTACTGGGACCCCGAAGGCAAGGCTGTGGTGGCTCAGAAGGTCCGCTTCGCCAACAAAGACTTCCGGGTCCTGGGCGACATCAAGCAGGCGGGCCTGTTCGGCCAGCACCTGTGGCGCGACAGGGGTAAGATGATTGTCGTCACCGAGGGCGAGATCGACGCCCTGACGGTGAGTCAGCTCCAGGACAACAAGTGGCCTGTGGTCTCCATCCCCAATGGAGCGCAGGGGGCCAAGAAGACCCTTTCCAAACACCTCGACTGGCTGCTTGGCTTCGACACCATCGTCCTCTTCTTCGACAACGACGAGCCGGGCCGCAAGGCGGTCGAGGAGTGCGCCTCCCTGTTCCCGCCGGGGCGCTGCAAGGTCGCCCGCATGGCGTCCTTCAAGGACCCCAACGAGGCCCTTCAGGCCAACAAGGGTGGCGAGGTGATCGACGCCATCTGGGGGGCCAAGGCCTATCGTCCGGACGGTATCGTCAGCGGCTCCGACCTGTGGGACAGCCTGATCAATGACGACGAGCTGGTCGAGACCGTGCCCTACCCGTGGGACGGCCTCAACGAGATCACCCGAGGTCTCCGCAAGAGAGAGCTGGTCACGGTCACCGCAGGTTCAGGCATCGGCAAGTCGGCTATCGTCCGCGAGATTGGGCACCACCTGATCCGCGACGGCGAGACGCTGGGGATGCTGATGCTGGAGGAATCCACCAAGCGCACCGCCAAGGGCCTGATGGGGATTGCCCTTAACAAACCCATCCACCTCGACCTCACGCCCTGGTCTGAGTTGTCGGACGAGGAGCGGGAGGCCCGCCGCGCCGCCTATGAAGCCACGGTCGGTTCCGGCCGGTTGTTCCTTTATGACCACTTCGGCTCCACCGAAATCGAGAACCTGCTGAATCGGGTCCGCTACCTAGTCAAGGGCTGCGGCTGCGGATGGATCATCCTGGACCACCTGTCCATCGTGGTCTCGGGCCTGGACGACGGCGATGAGCGCAAGGCTATCGACGTTGCCATGACAAAGCTGCGGACCCTGATCCAGGAAACCGGCTGCGGCATGATCATGGTCAGCCACCTCAAGCGTCCCGAAGGTCGAGGCCATGAGGAAGGGGCCAAGACCAGCCTCGCCCAGCTTCGCGGCTCTCACGCTATCGCACAGCTCTCGGACATCGTCCTGGGAGCCGAGCGCGATCAGCAGGGGGAGAACCCGAACATCACCCTGATCCGCGTCCTCAAGAACCGCTTTACCGGCCAGACCGGCCCGGCCTGCTATCTCAAGTACGACCCGGAGACCGGGCGTCTCTCTGAAACCCATCCGGCCCTGGACGAGAGGGAGCAGGACGACGGCGAGGACGAATTCTGACCTAACCGTCCCACCTCCGCAAATGTCTCGTCTACGAGACAAATGCCCAGCCACTCTAAGGGAGGGCGATGCCACGCTACATTTTTGACTGCGAGACCAACGGCCTGCTTGATGCGGTGTCGGTGGTCCACTCCCTGGTTCTCAAGGACATTGACACCGGGGAGCGTATGAGCTGCTGCGATCAGCCTAACGTGAGGCCGACCGGCAACAGCACCATCCACTGCGGTGTTCAGCCGACCAACGGCTACCACCCCATCGAGGAGGGCCTCCGCGCCCTGATGGGGGCCGACCTCATCGCCGGTCACAACATCATCAAGTACGACATCCCGGCGCTCCAGAAGGTCTACCCCTGGTTCAAGCCCAAGGGCGTCATCCGCGACACCCTGGTCATGGCCCGTCTGATCTACCCCAAGGACGATCTGCGGGAGCGGGACTTCAAGCTCCAGAAGAAGGGGACGCTGCCCGGTAACATGATCGGGCGCTACACCCTGGAAGCCTGGGGCCGTCGCCTGGGGAATTACAAGGGGGATTTCAAAGGGCCATGGGATCGGTGGTCCGAAACCATGCAGTCCTATTGCGAGCAGGACGTTGAGGTAACCCTTACCCTCTGGAACCGTCTGGTCGCCAAGAATTGGCCCGAGGACTCAATCGAGCTGGAGCATCAGGTCCAGCACATCCTCTGGCGACAGGAACAGCACGGCTTCCTGTTCGACCAGGAGAGGGCCAGCAAGCTGTTCGCCAAGCTGGTCCAGCGGAAGACCGAATTGGACACCGAACTGAAGCAGGCCTTCGGTTCCTGGTGGCGTGTCCTAGGCGAGATCACCCCGCTCAAGTCCATCCGCTACAAAGACCCGAAGAAGCCCGACCTCACCGAGGGGGCGACCTACACCAAGATCGAGCGTGTCCACTTCAACCCCGCCAGTCGGGATCACATCGCACAGCGGCTCCGCGCCGTTCGCGGTTGGGAGCCGACCGAGAAGACCCCGGACGGGAAGGACAAGGTGGACGAAACCATCCTGTCCAGCCTGCCCTGGCCCGAGGCCAAGCTGCTCACCGAGTACCTCACAGTGGACAAGCGGCTCGGGCAGCTCTCCACCGGCAACGAGGCGTGGCTTCGCCATGTCCGTGCCGATGGTCGCATCCATGGCGAGGTCATCACCAACGGCGCTCTGACCGGGCGCATGACCCACTCAAAGCCCAACATGGCCCAGGTGCCGTCCAGCGGCTCACCCTACGGCCACGATTGCCGCGAGCTGTTCACGGTGCCCAAGGGCAAGCGGCTGGTGGGCTGTGACGCCGACGCCCTGGAGCTGCGCTGCTTGGCTGGGTACATGGCGAAGTACGACCAGGGCGAATACGTCAAAGTCGTCCTGGAAGGCGACAAGTCCAAGGGGACCGACATCCACTCGGTCAACTGCCGTGCCCTCGGGATGGACCCGAAGCAGAAGTATCCGGTCGCTGGGAAAGATGTGTCAGGCCGCGACATCGCCAAGGTCTGGTTCTACGCCTTCATCTATGGGGCAGGTGACGAGAAGCTCGGGCTGATCCTGGGCCACCCGCAAGGGAAGGAGGCCATCGAGGCCGGACAGCGGTCCCGCGCTAGATTCCTCAAGAACCTCCCGGCTCTCGGGAAGGTCATCACCGCCGTGAAGGACCGGGTGCAGGGGAACATTCGGGTGAACGGGAAGCTGCTGAAAGGCGAGGAGCGGTCCCGTTGGATCGCCAAGAATGGGAAACCCCGCACCTACCTCAAGGGGCTTGATGGGAGGCGGTTGAAATGCCGCTCGGCCCATTCAGCCTTTAACACCCTACTTCAATCTGCCGGTGCCGTCCTGATGAAGCGGGCCTTGGTCATCCTCGACCAAGGCCTTCAGGCCGCTGGCTTCACCCCCGGTCTCGACTACGAATTCGTGGCGAACGTTCACGACGAGTGGCAGATCGAAGTCAACGAGGAGATTGCCGATGACGTTGGACGCACGGCGGTCTCGGCCATCCGCAAGGCAGGAGAGTCCTTCTCCTTCGGCTGTCCTCTCGACGGCCAGTACCAAGTCGGCAACTCCTGGGCCGAGACTCACTGACGTTCTTGAACGCGCCTGGAACCCAGGCTTCTCCACCAAGTCTGATTTCGCCCGCACTGCGGCTGATCTGGTCGCAATGGCGGCGAGTGACGGCTTCATTACCACCAAGATCGCCTGCGGCCTCTACGGGCGCATGTGGCGGATCACTCCCGCCGGGCTGCGCCATCTGTGGCACCTGAAGGGGCTGAAAGATGGTTGAGATCGTCGTCCGCCCCCTGACGGACCTGTCACTGGTCCGCCGCGCCTGCGAGATGACCATGCACGGTCAGTCGTCCAGGGTGACCCTGGCAAGGATGTACCGCGCCGAGCATAGCCCGATCCGCTGCCGTGTCTTTTGGATCGAACTACGCGGCATCCCTTCCTTCGTGTCGGTCCACTTGGCCCGCCACAAATACGGGGTCGAGCATTTCGTCCAGTCCATGCGGGACGATCTCTACCTGACCAAGGAAGAGGCCGGGAAGGTGGATCGGAATACCCCGGTCAACCACGGCATGTTCATCAACGCCCAGGCTCTCATCCAGATCAGCCGCAAACGCCTCTGCCTCAAGTCGCACCGGAAGACCGTCGCGGTCTGGACCAAGCTGCGGAACGCGATCCGCGAGATCGACCCGGACTTGGCCGACCACATGGTCCCCGAGTGCGTCTACCGCAACGGCTTCTGCCCCGAGCTTCGTCCCTGCA